GCAAAAGCACGTCGTGCGATGGGCGCTACGCACTGGCCGCGCTGCGCTGTTCGAGGACTGCGGGCTCGGCAAGACCTCGCAGCAACTGGAATGGGCGCGTCAGGTCGCAGAACACACCGGGGCGCCGGTCCTGATTCTCACGCCGCTCGCAGTTGCGCACCAGACTGCACACGAGTCGGAAAAGTTCGGCATCGTCGCCAAGGTCGCGCACTCGCAGTCAGATGTTGCAGAGGGGGCCGGAGTGTGGATCACGAATTACGAGAAGCTTGAACATTTTGAGCCAAGCGCATTTGCCGGCGTCGTGCTCGACGAGAGCAGCATCCTGAAGGCATTCACCGGCAAGACTCGCATCATGCTCACAGAGGCATTCTCGCGCACGCCTTACCGCCTTTGCTGCACCGCCACTCCGTCGCCAAACGACTACACGGAGTTTGGCCAGCACGCCGCATTCCTGCGCGTGTGCTCGCCGGCGCGAATGCTGCCGACGTTCTTCATCAACGACACGTTCAACACGGGCGACTGGCGGCTGAAAAAACACGCCGAGAAAGAGTTTTGGAAATGGGTAGCATCCTGGGCGTGCTGCGTATCCAAGCCGAGCGACATTGGATTTTCAGACGATGGCTACATTCTGCCGCCGCTGCACATGCACACGGAGATCGTTGACGTTGACGAGCGTGATGATTCCGGGGAGGAACTATTCAGGCACGCAACGCTTTCCGCCACGACGATTCACAAGGAAATGCGGATGACCAGTGAAGCGCGGGCCGCGCGTGTGGCGTCGCTCGTGAACAACTCGCGCGAGCCGTGGATCGTCTGGTGCAACACCAACGACGAGGCCGACAAGCTCGTTGCCGCAATTCCTGACGCCATAGAGGTGCGTGGTTCCGAGACAGCATCGGCGAAGGAGCGCAAGCTGGACGACTTCACCGAGGGCCGCGCCCGCGTTATCATCACAAAGCCGGGAATTGCTGGCTACGGGCTGAACTGGCAACACTGCGCGCACGTCGCGTTTGTCGGCCTCTCCTACTCGTTTGAGGACTTTTACCAGGCGCTTCGCCGCTCCCACCGCTTCGGCCAGACGCGCGAGGTCAACGCCTACGTGGTGCAAGCACGCACCGAGGGCGCGATTCTACAGACCATCAACCGCAAGATAGAACAGCACAAAACCATGCAGGAACAAATGAAACAGGCGAGCGCAGTGTTCGCCGAGAACCGCATCAAGGAATTGACTGTGAGAAAGGATGTCACGCACACAGACGGCGAAGGCTGGCGGCTGTACCACGGCGACTGCGTGCGCGTGGCAAAAATGCTGCCGGCTGAGTCGGTTGACTTCGCGGTGTTCTCGCCGCCCTTCGCCGACCTATTCACCTACTCGAACGACTTGCAGGACATGGGCAACTGCTCCGATCTTTCCGAGTTCACAAAGCACTTTGAAATCCTGATTGCCGAGATTGCGCGCGTCATGGTGCCGGGCCGCGAGGTGGCGGTGCATTGCGTGGACCTACTCTCGACCAAGTGGAAGCACGGCAAGATTCAGTTTCAAGACTTCAGCGGCGAAATCATTCGCGCGTTCTGGCGGCACGACTTTACGTTTCATTCGCGCATCTGCATCTGGAAATCGCCAGTGACTGAGATGCAGCGCACGAAGGCGCACGGGCTGCTTTACAAGACGCTCAAAGCCGACTCGTGCGACTCGCGCGTGGGCTGCGCTGACTACGTTCTCGTTTTCCGCAAGCCCGGCGAGAATCCGCGCCCGGTCACGAAAGACCCGTCGCAGTATCCGGTTGATTGGTGGCAGGAGGTTGCTTCGCCTGTCTGGATGACCGTTGACCAAGGGCGCGTGCTCAACGGCGAGGGCGCGCGTGAGAACGCAGACGAGAAGCACATCTGCCCATTGCAACTCGACGTGATTGAGCGCGCGGTGGCGCTTTGGACGAATCCTGGTGACCTCGTATATTCGCCATTCGCAGGCATCGGCAGCGAAGGATTCCAGTCGCTCAAGATGGGAAGGCGGTTTGTCGGCTCCGAACTGAAAGAGAGCTACTACAAGCAGGCGTGTGCCAATCTCAAGGCGGCGAAATCACAACTCGACCTGTTTGCCGCATGACCTTCTTTCAATTCTTCATCACTGCCGTCGCTGCGTATTGCGCCGGTCACTTCATCGGCTGGAAACGCGGTCGCCGGCGCGGAGAGGACGAGCAACGCGTCGCCGACATCCTCGACCAGTGGCGCGGCGGTTGGCGCAAACTGCCGAAACGGGATCAGCGCACGGGGAAGTTTACAACATGAGCAAACCAACCTTAGCCGATATCCCCGTGCGCTACCAGGAGCAGGCGCGCGCACAACTGGCAGCCATGCCACATCCGCGGACGGTGGCGATTGAGGAATACGAGCCGACGCCAACGAAAACGGGCAGCAATGCCAGCAAGTCCGCGAGCTTTATCCGGCTTTGCGAATCGGTCGGCATGTCGAAGCCGACGCTTGAGCACCGCTTTTTCGCCGAGCGTCGTTGGCGTTTCGACTACGCCTGGCCCGCGCGACGTGTGGCGCTCGAAGTTGAGGGCGGCGTCTGGACTGGCGGACGGCACACGCACCCGAGCGGATTCGTGAAGGACATGGAGAAATACAACAAGGCGACTGAGCTTGGCTGGAAAGTGTTCCGATGCACGCCGGACAAGCTGTGCAGCGCCGAAACGATTAGGATGTTGAAAACCGCACTATGAGCACCCCACTAACCGACCGCGCACGCCGCGATCAACGCGACGAGCCAGACGGCGACTGCGTGTCCGCGAAGGACATGGAGCGACTGGAGCTCCGATACAACATGATGCGCGAGATCGCCGATGAGGCGATGTGCGCGCTGAATACTGCTTCAGATACACTGCGGCATCGCTGGCTTGAACTCGACCAACGGAGGGGCAAAGCATGACCCTACAAGAGCAGCAACACGAGGGGTTAGCAGCGCAGTTTGAGTTCAATGGCCGTCAGTTTGTCGTCCTAGCGCAAAACGAGTCCAAGTTGCGGGAGATCGTATTGGAAACATGGGGCCTCGAGCTAGACTCAAGCAAGGCAAAGGCCGCGAAACTCATCGAGCTGAAGGCATGGCGGTCGTTGATGAAACGGAAACGAAAGAGAAGCAAAACATGAGCGACACACCAAGAACCACCGCAGTTTACAACCGCGTCCGCAGTTTCACCAACGAAGATGAAGCCACCGACGCGTTGTGCGAAATGCGCGACGAGGCCGTGAAGCTCGAACGCGAACTGACCGCCGCGCAGGCTGAGAATAATCGGCTCACAACGGCCCGCGCTTTGGACGTTTATCGACTGCTGACTCGCGCGGAAAAAGGCGAAGCCGAACTCGCGCAACTCCGCGCGGACAAGGAAACATTGCGGAGACTGCTGAACCTCGCCGAAACGGTTCCATACCTCGAGCGAAGTGCAACCGAGCAAGCGGCCATCAACGCCGCGAGAAAGGAGGGTGCGAAGTGAGCTACCCGCCGATCAACATCCCCGGTCTCACGCTGCCGGACGTGCCGAGCGTCGCGACGAATAGCGCGGGACCCATGCTCCCCGAACCCGTGGAATGCGGCACACCCTGCGGCGCGTGCGAGGCGCTGGCGCATGAGGCGGCGAGGCTGCGGGAGCAGGTCGCGCGCCAAAACGAAACCAACCGCCGCATTCACACCCGCTGCCAGATCGCGGAGAAGGCCGCGCGGGACAACGTGGATGCGTGCATGCGAAAGGGCGTGTCGCTGTCACGGGGGCTGTCGCATTTCGCCTACCTGAAAGCGGAAGAGCGGGCGAAGGAGTCGCAGACCGAAATCGCGCGCCTGCAAATGCAGGTGGACAGCATGTGCGACGCGGAGGAATTGCGGCAGGAGCGGGAGGCGCGCAAGCGGGCTGAGGCCGAGGTTGCGCGGCTCACGCATGAGCTGTCGGTCGCAACCAACTGGGTAGAGCATCACTCACAGCACGCATCGGATTTGATTGGCGAGTTGGCGCGGCTGCGGGAACCAAATTGCACGCTCGTCGGCTTTGATGCGACAGAGCGCACGCTGACGGTTCAGATGGATGAGCCGATAATGGATCGCGGATGGCGGCTAAGTCAGCGCGCCACGCTCGCGGGGGAGGGCGGCAAATGAGCGCGCAGGAAAGCGCCCAGCCCGTTGGTTTTCGCCTGACCATCGAGGCCGTTGGACTGCGGCAATCCGACGCCGCCGCGCAGGCGCTCACGCTCATCGGTACGATGATGCAGGATGCGCACGATAAGGGACACTCCTGCGGCGGCACGACCGGCAATGCGGCAGGGCGATGGGAGCGACTGCCGAACGACCAACCATGACACGCACACTCGAAATCGGCGCGCTCTGCGCCTCTATCAGCAGACAACTCGACGGCCTCGTTTCCGCCGAGGACGCGGACCAACTGGACCGCGATAATGTCGCGATCAACCGCTGCTACGTGATGGGATACATGCCCGACTCTGCGACCGCCCGTGCCCGAAAGAAACTACTCGCGAAATGCCAGAAGGCCGTAAGCAAGCACGCTCAGTCGAACACTGAGGGCAGCCACGGCCGCTCGGGGCCGTTGGCTGTCGCGATTGGTTCGAGGTGCTCTCCAGCGACTTCCGAAGGTGGAAAAGAAAAGTGAGGAAATCGCACTAAATGCGCTTGACTGTGTGTGAGGAATCCTCACTCTCTCAGGTATCGAAAGAGCAATCCCGCTCAGCCGATAAACCAAAAACAAAAATGAACTCCTCCTCCAAAATCGAGCGCACCGTGACCTTCGTGAAAACTGAAAACCGCTGGTTCCCGATCACGAACGACATGATCGACAAACGCGGGACCGGCCACACGAGCAAGAAAGCGGTCAAAGAGTGGGCCGCCGACCGCATGGCTAACACCGACGAGAAAATCACGGTCAAATTCCGCAAGTGAGCCCGACCCAATACAAATCCAAACGCGAGCAGCTCGGCCTCACTCAGGCCGGGCTTGCTTCGCTTCTCGGGGTGACTCGCGAAACCGTGAACCGTCGCGAGTCGGGCGAACAACCGATCACCCACGAAGCCGCGCTCGCAATCGGGACTTTGAAGCCCGCGAAAACCAAGCGGGCCTCGGGCACCTCGAACGTTCCTGATGAGCCACACGGGCGGACGACAGCACGCTAAACACTTCTATGCACAACGAGACTCAGTCAGCAGGACAGACGACCGCGCAACCGGGCGCTAGCCCGTGTTGCGCTCTGGCAGGTGGTTGTGCCGCACGGGCGAACTACCCGTGGTGGCGCAAGGACTATCTGGGGTGGCCCATCGAGACAATACGTGGAAAGCCCGTGAAAAACGCGCTGCGCATCTTCGTCCAAAACATACGCAAGATTGTGGAGCTAGTGCGGCACAACGTAGGAGCTGAGCCACGCCGATGAACTGCCCTAAGTGCGGAAGTCCCGCTTACATCGAAGGAAACTCGGCGTGCTTCAAATGCCGGACAGACCCGGCGTTGGCTCTGGCGACTGGTTCGGCGTTTGAGGCGGACGAGGATGCTTTTGAAAAATGGAATCGTGATGTCACTGACTACGTTCCCACGCTTTGGGATGCGTACCTTTTCGGGCTGAGTCGCGGGCGAAGCGGGACTAATGAGTTGGGTAATGCTCTCGCGTGCGTCCTCGGCCAAGCACCGGGTCGAGACAACCGCGCACTGTTCGTGTTTGGGCGGGAAACGCTTAATCGGTGGGAGTGCGTTCATGGACGATTTTCCGACATGCCCGCCAACCATCACGCCGCGCACGAAACGAGGACTTCACCATGACTGACCTTCTCGCCACCGCCGGATTTATCGCTCTCGGTTTCTTCTTTGGCTGGCAGTGTCGCGACCACGCGCAGCTTGAAAAAGAATGGAGAGCCCGCGATGCGCAGTCTCAGCCGAACGCAGAAGTGAGCCACGCCGCCCCGC